TAGTAGGTCATGAGTTGCCTTCTCACGATCAGAACCAACAACCATATGTAAATGCTCTACACCAGCTGCATGCATCTTAGCTGCATGGTGTAACATAGTTTCACCTTTCTTTGCAACTACAACATTAGTTCCAGGGAATGCATTCTTGGCATGCTTACCTTTTGACTCAGGAGAAAGAGGATTCTTATTAGCTTTCTTTTCCTTTGGTGTGGTATCATGCGAGCCAGAAAGAACGACGTCATGTGATGCGTCATGTTTCTTTGCGATCTCATGGACTTTGTTAACAACCTTCTCATGTCCAGCAGTCGGTGGATTCATACGACCGAATGTCATAACTCCATGTTTACCAGAAACATTTTCTTTAGCTTCATTGATATATTCAATTAGCGATTTCATTTCTTTGTAACCTTTAGTAAGTTAGCCTTAGCGAATTCAGCACGATTAACTAATTTATCTGGTTGTGAAACACCACCATGTGTATGATGAACCACGAAACCTTCTGGCTTAGATTCTTTATCACCGATGCTATGTTTGTAGCCACCCTCGTGAGTTTCAAGATGCTTCACCAGTGTATTCTTAGCCTGTGCCAAGTGGTGGTGCATGTTCAATAGATTCTCGTAGTGAGATTTATTCTTCTCCACATGAGCAACTTGGCTAGCACCCTCTGCTTTATGCTTTTGTTGACCAGCTTCTGACTTTAGTTTAGCAGCTTTCTTTTCGTACTGAGAAGCCACATGTTGTTGGAATCCTTTAGCAGTTGGTACACTATCTGTTCTAACAGTGGAGTTGATATAAGAAGCTAGGTGACCAGAATCGCCTTTGTGTTCTGGATGAACTGCATTATACATTTTAGTTCCATGAGTGTCATGGATATCTTTTGCTGCAGTCATATGCTTTTGGAATTTATCCTGAGCAGATGCAGGATAGCTAACCTTACCAGTATCATGGCTTGCGTCATGGTGGTGTACATCTGGGTGTTTACCGAAGTCAGAATGACCAACATCATGATGTGCCTTCATTGAACTGAAGTCTTTACCCTGATACTTGGTATGAACAACAACACCTAGCTTAGACTTTGCGATGTCCTTAGCATGGTCACCACTGGCTTTGTATGTAATTGTATTTGGAGTGAAAGTAGAAGTACCTGTCTTCTTATCATGCTTTACATCACCTTCAGAGTGCATGATATCACCTTGATAAACTCCAGACTTTGGAGCAACTTTAGGTAGATGATGTAATGCAGCTTTGAGTTTAGTGACAAGACCTGGAGCATGTCCATGATTCTTCTCGATATCTTTTTCGCTATAATTGATCTTTGGATCTTTGTTAAAGGCAGACTTAGTTGCTACAAAGAATTTCTTGGTATCTGGATGATGACCAAACACAACTGATGGAGAGCCATCATACTTCATACTGAGATTACTATTGCTGGCACCAGCTTTCATATGTTCATGTGCTTGAGTCAATGAACCATGAGCACGTTCAAAGCCAGAATGACCATGCATCAATGGACGATCTTCTGGATGGGTGATGTGCTTCAGTTTACCTTCTTCAGCTTCTTCTTTTAAAAACGATTTAAAATTTAACATGTTCTTCCTTTATCTATATTCTTATTATACCCTAAATTGCAACCTATGTCAACAATAACCCTACAAAGTTGAGGGGATTATAACATAGAGAATTTAATACCTGTATTATCAGAGTCCTTTGCATTAGCCCCATACGCAAATTTAAAACTAGCTTTTGAGAATAACTTCTTAGTAAATTGCATAGTTTCCCCAACGAAATTTAAATAAACCTGTTCGGTTTTCATTTGCTGACTAATATTATTTAATATAGTTTGGTATATTGGTTGTTTATTCATATAATCAACCAATGCATAACCAGATGGAGCCATTACTAATGAATAATATTTCTTATAAGACGCACCAGCAAATACGACAGCAATAGAATCTGGGCTAGCATTTTTCCCTAATTTATCATAGAATGGTTTATATGTTTTCATAAACTCATCAATACGACCTTTGGCTGTTTTATTTTTAGTGGCAATCTTTTGTATGTGAGCAGAGATATCGGCAATAGTAAATGTTGGTTTACCGATAATCTTTTTAAGAACATCATATGCTGGATGTTTAATAGTCTTCATCGCAGCTAGAATTTTCGTGGATGTATTTGAGTTACTATCTGCCAATGCTTTAAGAACATCGATGGCAGCTTTCTCTGCAGCATTAGGATTTTTATAGACTACATCTAAGTTATCCACGATGGCACCAATTGATGGAGCAGCACCAGCCTCAAACTTTGCTGATATGTTTGATGGGATAACCTTTGATCCAACTTTCTTTGTCACAACAAAGTCGACCAATGCTTCGTTACTTATTTCTGAGAAGAAACATTCCTGCCATGTGGAAGCAAATGCTTGAGTGACATACCATCTCATTGATAGTATCTCACCGAAGTCTTTACCAATAGCCTGTTTGTCTTGTGGCTTAACTACAGCAAAGGATTTCTTTGCAGCAGTATTCATTGGTATGTTATCTTTGTTGGATGATTTATTGGCAGCTACAGACTTATACAATTCAGCGATTGTAGTTTTAATATCATTCGGTACTGTTTTATTATCTTTGATACCTTTTAATACAGCAGTATCGAAAGTATCCAGTGACTTGAAACGACCAGAAGTTAGATTGAATTTTTCTGGTGCTAAGTCTTTCGTCTTTAGTGTACCCTTTTCTGTAAAGGTATTGACGATAAAGAAAGTCTCTCCAGTAGAGCATGGTCCACTGGAAGCAGTTATCTTAATTAGTTTGGCTTTGTACTTACCTGAGATTGCTTTCTCTTCGGTAGTGGATAGATCAGAGATTGTACCTTTAAGACCAACAGATTTCAATAGGTCTTCAATAGAAGTCGGTGATGCTACCTCAACTGCTTTGATTTCAGTCTGGTATCTAGATGTTTTTACTGCTACCTTCACACCCTTACTAGCAAGGTATGTGGAGACTTTCTTAGCAGTATCACCAAGTTTCTTAAAATCGTAACCCATTTGAATCCATTAGTAAAATTGTCTACTATTTAGGATTTGTATTTACGATCCCACTTACCTATTTGTTGGATGATTTTTTGTGTAGCCACGTTGTTCTTAAAGTCATAGTTGAAAGTCTTTAAGAAGTAGTGAAGTGTAGAAGAATCACGCTTATCTTTACAACGTGATAATAGGGTATCCAGTGCTACTCTGGGACGATTCATTTTTAAGTCGATATAGACACAGTGGGCGTATGCTTGAATCTCATCGAATTCAGAGAGGTACTTTCTCTCTGCATCCTTCTTCTTATGCCCGATTCTTCTGTATGGAACAACGTAATTACTCCACTGATCGTCACGACGATCGTACTGCATGAAGTGAATCATCTCATGCATAAGAGTTTGTATGAATCTTTTCTTAAAACTAAACCATGCGATATCACTAAACTTAAATGTATCGAAGTTTAGTGTATAAAGATGTATAGTACACTGACGGAATTCTGGGTCATATTCACCTCCAATTGCAACATAGTTCTCGTATGTCTTATTGTTATTAGGTTTTTTACAGAATTCTACTTTGGTGCGCCACTTTTTACAGTAGTTCGAAAGACCAGAAGCATCATTGCGATACAGATCTAGGTCTTTCCACACCTTTGCTGGAATGAGTTTGGCTCTAAATGGACGCTCTTGAAAATTGAGTATGTCCAGCCAGTCGTAGTCCAGTTTCTCTAGGAAGTTCATCGTTCCTAGAAAGCACTTTAGTTAAAGGACTTCTCCAAAAACTCCAGTACCTTCTGTTGCTCCTCTAAGTTAGTGTTATTAAACTCAGTAATATAGGGCATCAATTCAAAGTTAGACAGTATATTGCTATATTTAGTTTCACGACCTTTTAGGAAAGTCTCAGACTGGTCTGAACCACGATCTTTATATCGCTGTTCCAACATTGGCTTAGGTACTTTTAGATAGACCACTTGGAAGTCCGTATTCGGTAGAGCCATTGCATACTCTAAGAAAGATTGGTTGAAGATTCGGTCACCCTCGAAAAGGATGTTGCAATTATGATTCTTGATCCATTCTTGGACGTTTGGCTGGACTGCCATCGATAGGCGATCGGTTCCAGCGAAGACTTCACCCTCTTGATACTTACCAAGAATATAAAGATCCATCTCTTCATTATACATGGCAGATACCAGTTTAGCTGGTTCTACCTCGATCCATGTTTTACCTTCCATGAACTTACGGAACAATGTAGTCTTACCAGTTCCTGGACTTCCACCAACTGCGATTAACTTTCTTGTTTTCATAGGTTTTGTGACTTTCGTAACAGTAGCGATATCTGTGACACCAATTCGTTCATTAAGCATTTCTAATCTCTTTAATCAATGTTTCCATCTCGTCTTTATTGAAGACCCATACTCTTCCGATGAAATGATTAACATCGGTATCCATATTTCTTTTCTTTGTGAATGACATCTTATTGAGAATCTGTGTAGTAGCAGTCTTAGCTAGGTTTTGTTTGATGTGTTCTGCGTAGTCAGGTTGATCAGTTTTAAGTTTCATCAATTCATGTTCTGCGACTTTATGTTCAACCACAACTTGATTCATCTCAAACTTATCTAGAATTTCTGCATGCTTTTGTTGAGGATCCCACATGAGAGTCCTGTCAGTAATAACACCATTACCAATACCACCACTACCAGTAGTGATAGGAAGCCATGAATTTCCAGTCATAACTTTTAGTGTATCCATACTAGGATCATACTGTAAAGTTCCATCCACTGCTGTTCCACCAGCTTGGGTTATTCCATCAACCCCTGCTCCTGGTAAAGTTGTAGTTGTAATACTCATATAAAATTCTCCAATCCAATTAATAAAGGGCTTTCATCATTAAACATCCACTCAAAATTTTCCATCTTACCAGTATTCATAAATGAACTAAATCTATCTTTATCAATACCTTTTCGATGATCCAATCTCAAATCAATAGTTTCTTCACGTGACTGCCATAGAACATCCCAGTCAATTCCATACCAACCATCTTTCTCACACTGCTGAATTTCCTCAGCCTGTCTATCCAGATAGTAACCAAGATATCTTCCATGATGTGCTCTAAAGATTTTCTTAAATGAACACAGGCAGGTTTCCATTGTAAAGAAATCAATCTGATCCTTTAACTCTGGAAAACGATCTACCATCTCATCGATAATTCCATTGCCAATAGATTCAAGATTTGCATATTCTGCTCTAGAAAGTTTTCTATCATAGTCGTTATCTTGCCCGATGGCCATAAGCAACCCATTACGATGGCTACGGGAACCATCATAATCGTCAAGCATAAGAGAAGTAGGCTGTACATCAATAGCACCAGTATGCTTAAGATGCTGCATATAGAACCAAGTAGAATAACGCCCAAACTTATGAAGGTTTCCTTTAAGCGTATCCCATAAAGACTCAAAGTTTTGCTCAGGACTACCCACATAGTATGATTCGAATGCTTCACGTTGACTCCTATTTCCAATAAACTTTTGATATGATGCAAACATCTCTGGCAGATGTCCTTTGTTCCACTTTGTATCTGTTTGATAGCGAAGACGTTTGTAGTTGGCAGTGTTCCATTGAGTCATACGATCGACTGTTGCCAATTCAAAGTCAGGAAACTCGTTCATCAGAATCCAAGCAGTTGGTAGATGATAGGTATTACCATACAACCAACAAAGCCATAGCTTCTGTTCATCATTATGTTCGAATCGTTTGTTGAGATAGTTGGTAGCCCACACAGCTGGATCGCAATCATCATACTTCAATGACCATGCGTACCAACGAATGAACGCTTCTCTGCGGTTTTGTTCTAAACGATAGTCCATTATTTTAAAAAGTCTTCAAGTGAAGGTTGATCCATTAGTGCATCACGAAGCCATGCTTTGCCAACAGCATCAATAGCAGCCTGTGTCTTTGCTTTCTTCTTTTCACCCCATTTATATGATTCTAAACCTTCAGCACGAAATTGATCTCGTGCTTTGTGTGGTGGTAGTGCTTGTAGTGGATTCACGATTGCGTTGTCTCTGTAGGTAATTTGTTCGGCACGTGTAGGGAATAATGGTTGGTCACTACGCAGTGAACCTGTTGGATCGACTGCCCAAAAGATCAGACCATTTTTATTGTGCCATGTGACTGAAGATGGAGTGCATGAGATTTTTAATCGTTGCATCTTTCGTTCTTCGACTGCATATTTGATCCAAGCATCCCAACACTTTGAAGCATATCCATTTCCTTCTTTTCCCTCGAGTGTAACGATCTCATACAGGTTTGCATATCCATCACGATTGAATGTAGCGAAGATCAATGATACAACTTCACCATTGACTTCATAAGACATCGGTGGTGCTTTGTCGTAGTTGTGAAAACGATACCACAATGAATGTGCAGCCGATAAGAATTTTGTATTCTTACCAGCTGGCGAGTTTTTAATAAGGTCTTCAACCCTCGTTGAATTAACTAGATTCATAATTTTGATAGTCTACTTCGTCAGCAACTAACTTTCTTTCCAACATCATTGTAAGATTCTCATCAAATGTAACATAGGTGTTCATAGGAATTTCAGTTGTAACTCCATTTACTTTTGCACGATTAACAATGTCCTCTGTAGAAGTAATTATACACCCATTCTTCAGAGTTGTCAAGTATAATGGACGCTTACCATTGCGATATGCTCTTACTTTTCTATCATTTGTAAGTTCAATAGCACCCATTGACATATGAGAAAACTCTTGCAATGGATCTTCAGAATGTAAAATCAATTCACTATCATTCTTAGTCATACACTTGTAACCATATAACTGTTCCCAGTTCTCTGGAAGTTCCTGTGTGATAACTCCATTATGAACAATAGACTTTGTCCCATGTCCTAAGGGTTGATTATATTCCAAATCGCTAGTGCTATAACGGCAATGACCAATAAGATATAAAATTCCATCTTCGTTCACCATATCCTTCAAGTTATCATCATGTAGATGAATAAAAGCAAATTCATTGGCAGGTCTAGATTCCTTAATGGTTTTAACTTCTTTACTCCATTTTGGAAGGTAAGACATACCTGTGGCATGCATCCCTCGAATCTTAGACTCAAGGAATACACGTTTGATCATTTGAAAGTCTTCCTTAGTGGGAGACTTCAACACAGCACCGATAACAGCACACATTATTAGAAAAACTCCTCTAGTGCACCCACTGTAGTAGTCTTTGGTGGATGATATTTGTTCACTACATCAGAACCAAGTTTTGATTCCAGATATGTATGCCACTCTTTACTGTCCCACATACCAGCATCAATACCATTCCAAAGGTTACGACCAACATGACCTGGATGTTCTTTGTTAAGTCTACGAGATTCAACATACTCATAACGACAATCTTCATATTCTTTGGAACCCAACTCAAGCATCTTCTCTCTGAAATATACAACCAAAGAAATTCTTTCTGCTTCATCATCAAGCAATTCAATCTGAGTATTGCCATGCATAACTTCATGGTTATTGATGAGTAGCAAATCTCCAGGTCTTGGATTAACAGCGACACGATACTCTGGTGCAACTAAATGGCATCCACGATAGTTACCATTGTTAGTCAATGTCAACAGATTGGAAAGACCATTAGTAAAATCACCAGCATCAAAGTGGCATGCAGTTCTGAATGATTTATTTACAGTGATAGTAGTAAATGGAGTTTCTGGAACCAAGAATCTTGGATCAAGTTTCTTTGCTGCTTCCATTTGGTTGTTATATCTCCATGGCAGTAAGTCTTTGAAACCCTGTGCCAATTGTTGGAGGAATGGAAATGCCATGGCAAACTTCTCTGGTTCACGAGCAGTGTATGAAGTTGCTCGACCATATGGAAGACGTGGGTAACGATCGAACCATCCAGCGATACCAGACATCACACCATTGGCATAGGTAGTTGCACAAACATATTTGTCAGAGATACGTTTAGCTTCAGCCATCATATCATCATTAGAAAGATCCTTAGTGGCATTGACCCAATCTTCAAAGACAAAGTTGTCTCTCTTAACTGCTTGAATACCCCAAACATTATTGCGAGTTGATGGTGCTTCTTTCTTGTTCTTGAATTCTGCACGAATGGTTTCGATTGGATCATCACCATACAAATTTGCACCTGGATTTGTAAAGTAATCAATCACTGCATATTCATACTCAGTGACCCACTCACGATTACCTAATTTCTCTGCACGTGGTCCAGCAGCCATTCCTCTGTTCTGTGTTTCAGTCGCAGCTTCACGAAGTCCAATATACGCTTGGTCTTGTTGCTCTTTACTGAAATAATTCTTACGAAACTTTAGAACAATTCTCTCTTCAGAGAATGTCATCTCTGGATGTCCAGGGATTTCTGGCATATAAACATCTGTGTCTTCTTCAATCAGATGATCATAATGTGACTCATCTGGGAACTGCCCCAACATATGAGTCATATCGTGTTTTTGTTTTGCTACAATTACCTTTACCATTTCTTTCTCCTAAAACTTAAATCCTTCGAAGCCTTCTGCCTTTTGTCTACGACCAAAGTTACTCTTATCGAACATTGGAGTATCATCGTCTTCTTGTCCAGCATCTGCCAATCCAGTCTGTGCTGATGCTTCTACATCATACAACTTCATCTTGGATCTATCAATTCCAACTACAAATCTCTTATAGAAACTTGGATCATTATAACGATTCTTCAACTGCTTAACAATAATCTGATTCAATCCTTCGAGTTCTTCATTGCTGACCAAAGCAAACATAAAGTCAGCTGTCGCTGGCAAACCAAAAGATTCTGAAGTATCCTCAAGTCCTGGATCTGAGTTTGTGAAACCAGATCGAGTTGTTTGAGTTGCTGATACGATCGGTACATTATATTCAACAGCCAAACCTCTTAACTCTTCTGCTATGCTCTTGATATATGTATAAGAGTTAATACTTCCACCTTGTTTCATTCGTTGACTTGCACAAATATTAAGATAGTCGATAAAGATGATATCAGGTTTAAACTCTCGTTTAAGTTTCAATTCTTCCAACAGTGCTCTGAAGTGTCCAGCATGGGCACTGGCTGTTGGGTATTCTTTAACGATTAGTTTACCTTTAGTCTTGTTTGTAATCTTACTGATTCTATTTTCGTAGATATCTCTGTCGATCACTTTCAGTTCATCCATAGTCAGGTTCAATAGATTAGCGTCAATACGTTCAGCAATTCTTTCTTCTGCCATCTCCATTGTTATGTATAAAACATTTTTACCTTGAGTTAAGCAACCAGCACCCATATGACACATGAACAAAGACTTACCAACACCAGTGCCAGCCAAAGCAATGTTGAGAGTTTTCTTGGAAAGTCCTCCCTTAGTGATTTTATTGAACATCTCAAGGTCGAAAGCAATCTTCTCTTCCACCCTGTGATAATAATCATACCTCTCACTATGGTCATCCAAGTAATCATGACCGATATGATTGTCAAATGAAACGGCAAGAGCATCAGAAAGAATGTTAGGGATAGCATCTTGTGTATGTTGCTTGTCGTTACCATCAATGATCTTAATCGAGGAGAGGATTGCATTATAGACCGCCCTATCTTTACAAAACTTTTCAGTGTTGGTCAACATCCAATCTTCATTGACTGGCTCTGTGCTTAGGTTATTGATGTACTCATTAATCTCAGATAACTCTTTATCATTCAGATCTTTTCTATTGCTAACTTCAATTGAAAGGATTTCTTTGGTGGCAGGTTTGTTATACTCGTTGAAGAATTTTACAATCTCTTGCGCTACAATAACTTCCTTACGATCTGAAAAATATTCTTTCTTAAGAAATGGAATTACCTTGCGACAATATTGCTCATCATTTACTAGATTGCTCAGGATCTTCTGTTCTATTCTCATCAACTCCGCCTGTGTATGAAATACTATTTTCTGCTATACCTTCATGAATCATATCAGTTAATAACTCACCAATATAATTCTCAAAGATTGAGAGATCAAACTGCTTGCTTGCATAATCTAAAATCTCGTAATCGAATTTTATCTTAAGTGTTGAGTTTTCTTCGTCAGGAATAAACTCAACCTTGCCATAGGTATAAATTATACCTGAGTATGGCTCAGATGTCAACTTAATGGCATCCATGCCAGTCCTCTTATTTTCAACGACTACATATGGTTTCAATCTTCAAACTCCAAAGCTGCCAGTGTTGCATCAAGATCATCTGACTGAATCATATCAGTTTGACCCATTGAGTATTTGTTCTTAACAAAATCATAGAAAGACTTATCCATTAGAATTGGCATCCAAAATTCTTTTGTATTTGTATCTGCAAGACGATACTTCTTGTCTTCTACTTCGCCAGTGTCAGGATTGCACTTGGCGTACCATCCATTGGATGGTTTAACCACATGTTTGGACTCCAACGCAATGTCAAGTAGACCAGACCACTTACTAAGACCACCATCAAAAGATACGCTAACAGGTATCTTAGATTTTTCTTTAACATAACGACTCTTTTCAACATTGATAATAAAATTGTAGCCAGTTAATTCATTACCATCTTTCTCCTGTTGGCGACCAAGAATAAAGATGTTATCGGCAGAGTAGTATGAACCAGTACCACCACCAACGATGTCTTTGGGATACAGACCAATCTCTTTATATGTATGATTCACTACAACAAGAGGAATGTCTTTCATTGTAAGGTGAGGTGTAACCATACGGAACAATGACTTCATCTGTTTTGCACGAGACATATCAGCAACAGACTTACCATCCATAGCATCTTCTACTTCTTTCTTAGAAGCTAAGTTGCCAATTGAGTCAATAACAATAATGACATGCTCATTACGTTCAATGTTATTCAATTGCTGCATGATGTCAAACTTCAATTGCTCAACGTCCATAATCGGAGTATGAACAACACGATCTGTATCAATACCAAATGAATCAAAGTATGATTGTGGAGTACCAAACTCTGAATCATAGAACAGAAGAACAGAGTCTTCATACTTGTCCAAGTATGATTTTGCCATCAACAAAGAGAACGCAGTCTTAAAGTGCTTACTTGGACCAGCCCACATTGTAAGACCTGGAGTAAGACCACCATCAAGACGACCAGAAAGAGCCACATTGATGATAGGAATGCTTGTTGGAATCATATCCTTCTTTGTGAAGAATTTTGATT